ATCCGACTCACTCATACCGAGGTGAGCAACAGCGGTGTAGACGAATGACCGTACATCGAATTTGTCACTGTATTCGCCTTTTTTTCCTTCGAAATCCTCCGGCGGCTGATCGCCCATTACGCCATGCAGAATCAGGTGGCGGGCAATCTGGATAACATCCTCGATCGGGATAGCCCCAGGCTTGAACAGCAGTCGCCCTGCCGCGTTCACCGAGTACGAACCAATCAACTCTGCAACATCACCCTCAGAGCAATGCCGTACTACGTTTGCCGCCGATGCGGCCATTTCAGCAAAGCATCGGGCATTGGCCGCCTTCAGGATTTGAGTATCGGAGATTCGGTGTTTCGGGTAATGCCCGGCATGAACCTTCACGAAAGCATCAACAATCTGTTCCGGCGACCCAATACGAGACATGGCGAGGAATGAAGGGTTGAGGAATACCTCTTTGCCACTGGCGCGGACAACGGCCTGGCCGATATCGGTTATTGCTTTCATGAAACCTCTCAAAAAAAGGGGCCGAAGCCCCTGATATCACGCTGCGTTGACAACAACCGTAGCAGACCCGGACATCACGCTGCCCGCTGTGGAGGAAGACACCTGACAACTGTATGATCCGGCATCACCCGCAGCCACGTTTGCTTTGGTGAATGTTGCTGATGTTGCGCCAGAGACGTCACTACCCCCATTCTTCCACTGGTAAGTCAGTGCTGAATTGTCAGACACAGTCGCAGCCACCGACAGGTTCAGCGTATCGCCAACGGTCAGCGTGCGATTCTGTGGCTGGGTAGTGATGGTGATAGTTGCACCAACGTCGCGCACGTCAACCTGACCGGCACTGGACGCTTCGACAGACCAGGTGGCAACGTCGTCGTGCGGCGCCTCATCGCCCCATGATGTCACCATGAACGGCCCTTCGGTGATATCGTTCGGAGAGATGATCTTGAACCATACATACGGCTGGTTGCTGGTCTCTGCTGGCGGGTTGTAGACGTGACGCTTAAGCGCGTTCTGCGCATAAACATCCTCTTTGCGGGTCACACCGTCACCAGAGAACGAAATGTTCTTGTAAGTAACGAGGTTCTCTTGCGTAAATGCAGCGCTCATGTCGCCGGTCGCATCTGCGGTTTCCCACTCTGCATTTACTGTTTTGCCGCGCATCATGCCGAGTCGGCGGTAAGCGCTGGCGGTGGGTTGTACTTCAGGGCATCCAATCGCGTAATAAACGACGACGTCGCGCCCGGTAAAAGCGCCCGATTCACACGCCATAGTGATTTATCTCCGTGTTATCTGGAAATGATGGTTTGAAAGGAAATGTCGAAGAGGTAACGACCTTCTTCGGTCTGGATGGCGGTGATGCCGCCTATTGGCTGCATCGAAATGATGCATTCGCTTTTGTAGTCGTCGATCATCGCCTGGCGGATGGCGTCGGCGCGATCTTCAATCTCGTTAATGTTGCTGTCGTTCTGGCCTGACAGGAGGAGGATGCGGAAATAATCGCGGGTTATCGCTTCTTCTGGCTTTCCGCCACCGCTCTGCTGGATGACAAGGTATCTTTCCCCCTCGGTATTCTCCAATTCATTCCAGAATCGCTTCTGGACGCGATAACCAACATCAAAGCCATGCGACTGCAACCACGCTCTCAGCGCGTCATACACTTCGCTACGCGTCATACTTTGTACCCTTGCTTGATGATGGCCTTAATCTCGTTGAGGCCGTCGCGCTCAAAGCCTTTGCGGAGGAAGTCCGGTTCGCCATCTGGATCCCAGTAATTTCCGCTGCCGTCTGGCCTTGGCTTGCCTTTCAGCTTGCCCCTTGCGGCATTAACTGCGGCGGCATAGTTAGCCGCATACCCCACCCGCCCAATCATTCCTGATGGCATTGGTTCGAGTTTTTTGTATTGGCTGTTGATGAGAACTGATGTTTTCGCAACCGGAGTAATCAACGCCGCATGGTTGGCCCCGGCATTCATGACTTCATAGAGAACCTTCTCCGTTCGGATGCCAGCGATATCACTCAGCACCTTGCGGGTGTTCATCTGAACACGCTTGATACCTTTAACGGGCATGATCCCCTCACGTCAGAATTTTGTAGTCTGGTTCTTCTTCGAAGAATGACATATCCCATTCCGTCACCGCTTTGATGATGTTTGCACCAGCTTTCAGCGGATCGGCCTGTGCCGTTGTATCACCTCTGGCGATATACCAGTCACGCTTCGGCATGGTCGCATCGATGCCATTGCGCTTCAGCTCAGTGAAGAAAATCAGGTTCGTGGTGAACTCTTTCCCACTGGCATCTACCGCAACTTCATTGTTTGCCGTCCAGGTGCAGTCAATCAGGTAGGGGGTTCCGGTTGTCCAGGTGCTGTTCCAGTCGTCGTAGACGCGCGGGTAAACAGTGGCAACATTGGTATAGCTCCATGCGGCTGTTTCAGACACCGTTATCCTCCCACCGGATCACCTCCGGATTCTCCGCCGCAACCTTCCGGCACAGCAGATACCAGTCACCGTTGCTTTTGACGTATCCGGTAACGCGCTTACCACTGTCGGTCATCACCCAGACTTTGACAAAAGGCTCCGGCAGCCGCTTCTTAACCGATATCCAGGCCATTACTTACTCCCGCTGCACATGCAACCAGCTTTACCGATCCATATGCCAGCAAAAGCTGTATTGGTCGGGTCTGGAGGGATGAGGTCATTAGCGCAGCCGTGTTTATCGGTGACGCGCAACAGTGCCAGCGCCCCTCTCCATCGATCGGGAAACGACTGATACCGGAATGAGCGTGACGCACCATTAGGGCCAGTCTGCGAGCTGATATACTTGTCGCCTTGCGCCAGCCCCATAAGTGACAGCAGATAGAGTTGAATCAACAGCGAGGTCGATGCCGGATAATGCGCATCAAGACACTCCTGTATGCTGTTGGCCTGGTCGACGAGAGCCTGAAGAACAAAATCGGGAATGGAAACGCCCTGACTTTGCAAATACCCCTTCGCCTGTTCGAGAGTTACCATTGTCGACTCCGTGAAACACCCCGCCGGAGCGGGGCATAAAAAAACCGCCTTAGCGGCGGCTGTTATTCAGCAGGGAAAAGCTTTTCGAGTTCGCCATCCGGCAACAGCTCACTGAGCTTTTCAGCCCCGAGGTTGCCTTTAAACTCGATACCCAGCTCCGTCAGGCGCGCTGCGATAATCTCTTTTCGGGATTTCACATCCGTGCCAGCCTCTGGCGTCGCCGGTGTTAAAGCCGCATCAGAGAGCTTAATCACATGAGGCTTCAGCGACGGATGCAGTTTCTCAATTTCAACCACATCACCGACGCTCACGCCATGCCATGCTTTGATTACCTGGTATTTAGCCATGCCTCTCTCCTTATGCCAGGTTGGCGGCGTAGACCACGCCGGACAGGCCTTCGCCGTCTTTCTTAATCTGCAAGCCTTCAGCAGACATGATCTGGAAGTTGTAGTTGCTCTGCGGCATCGGGCGTGGCAGAGGGACAACGCCGACGGCCATGCCGACCAGCGGGGAGATTACGTCCTGGCGACGCTCATAGGCGAGGAACTCATTGCCAGACAGCGCGTAGGACATCTGGATGGACTTCGCAGGAATGAACTTGCTGATCGCATCCAGAACGGTTCCGCTCAACAGGGCATTGGTGCCGGTGTTGATGTCTACCAGATACGGCTTCGCCATGTTTGCCCACACTTCCGGGCTGACCCACAACTTGTCGTAAGCGGTAACTTTGTTGCGGCGAGCCGTCAGGCCGAACGGTCCGGTCGGGCCGAAGAAGGCCAGCAACTGAGCCGGGGTTGCGGTGGTGAGGTCGATATTGGCGCCGCCCGCTCCGCTGCCCAGGTTGATCTTCTGCGTATTGCGGTGATTTTTCATGCCCTGAGCTGGCAGGCCATCAACAACAATGCTGGAGTCGCCGTTCAGATAGAAGTTGACGCGCTTCTTGTGGAATTTGCGCATCTTCGCGGACTGAGACTCCAGCACCAGATCGATACCAACAGTGTTCAGGCCAGCAGCATGACGCCAGTTGACGCCGTAACCGGCAGTAAATACCGGGATCGGGTCGCCATCAGAACCGAAGTTCGTGTGGTCGAAGGAATACGACGCCTGACCATCAATGCTGATAGAAACGTCATCAGCGATATCGCCAGAAACGTTATACAGCTTCGCGGTTTTTCCGATAGGCAGCACAGTCTGCACGCCCATCAGGTCATTGACGATTTCCATGCCAATTTCCTGATCGCGCATCTGGATAATCTGACGGTCAATCTCGGCCCAGAACTCACGGGCGAAGCCACCAACAGCGTTAGCTGCCAGCATTTCCGGGGTCATGCTCTGGCGATATGAGTTAACCATCATATCGTGATGATGGTTGAAAATGTTGCGGTTGGCCCACAGCTCATTCCAGTGCCCGCGCAGTCGGCTGTTAGCAGCCAGTGTTTCGGGGGTAAAATACATTCTTGCTCTCCTTTACTCGCCGCCGCCGGTTGCCGGTGCAGCTACAGTGCCAACGCGCATGCGCACGCGGATGAAATCGGTAGTGCTGGCGGCAATGGTTGCATCATCCTGGCTGTAGCCGATCACCGAATCGGTATCCGCCGTTGCCTTCGTGAACTTACCATCTGCGCCCAGCTTGATCGGGTCGTCTTTGGCGTAGGTTCCGGCGACGCAGAGCAGCGCCATCTCGCGGCCTTCTTCGACGTAGTTGCCTACAGCGGAATCACCAGCGGGAACAGCCTCTGTGATATTCAAGCCCTGATGGTAGGCCACGTCGATGATGTAGATGCGACCGGTCAGCGCAGTTGCCTGCGCAAACTGATTGTCGCCATTGATGACAGCAGCCGTACCAGGCAGCAGTGCTGCTGCGGCGGCGCGGGTTTCGGTCTTGTACAGAGACTGACCGTCGATATTAACGCGGCGATAACGTGCCATTAGTCTGGCTCCTTATTTCTTGAAGTATTCGTCAGGGTTCGGCGCACCGGTTTCTTTCTGCTGTTGCGCAGAGTTAGTGCCCAGCGGCGCGGATTCACCGATGGTTTTGAACATCGCGTCCAGCGCTTCGCCAGAAAGCGCGTTGGCCACGATTTCGCCGTGAACTTTTGCGACCGCTTCACGCTTCGATTTCTCTTCGGCGCGGGAGTTGGCGGTCAGGGTTTCGGTCAGCTTGTCCTGGTTGGCCTGTAGCGCATCAACCTTCTCCGCCAGAGGCTTAATAGCCTTTTCGGTATTGGTGGCGACGGCCTCGCTAACCATGCTGCCGATTTGTTCCAGTTCTTCTTTGGTTAAAGGCATGTCGCCCTCCGTTTTGTGGTTTGGTGCAGGCTGTTCCTGCGGTGTGAAAAAAGATTTGAGTTTGTTGACGACAGCAACCCATGAACTCTGGCGCTGAACCTCTGTCCCGGTATCATCAAAGACAATCTTTCCGCCTTCAGACTTGTATCCGTAAACCTTCGGCTCGCCATTGTTGAGGATGATTACCGCTTGCGAGTCGGTAAAGTCAGCAACCCAGGCATATTCATCCGTGCCAGGCGCAAACTTAGCTTTGGCCACCCGATCGAGACGCTGCTCGCGCTCCCGGTAGGATTCGCCCACCAGTGCGCCAGAGTTGGCCTTAAGCGGCTGCGCCAGATCGGCATTGACCATCAGGCCAACACCTTGCTCGGGTGTTGCAGCTCCTACTTCGTGCAGCAGGATCGCGTCGTGGTCCATGCTGTGGATATCTGCCACCCACTCCGCACCTGTTGCGCGTTGCTGTTCGTTCGGTTCAAGCTGGTCGAGGAAAGCGGCCACGCTGGTATGAATAGGCGGCACGTCATCTCCACGCTCGATAGCTGCGACGCGCTCAAGTAGTTCTCGACCACCTTCCGACTCGCTGGCGCGGGCCACATCAACCCACTTTTCGAGGTAGATGCGATTACCGGACTTCTTAACGTTTCGGTTCCACGCTCCGATATGGCCTGCGTTAATACCCTCCGGGGAGAAAGCAGACACGAACTGACCGTTAACCTGAGGGTGGCCCAGCGGCGCCAGGGTGCCTTCCAGCCCCTTATAGTGGGCGTCGATTTGTTCTTGCGTGTACAAGCCGCCATTCATGACGACGTTCGCCGGAAGCGTGTAACTCGGCAGTACCAGATGCTCACGCCCGTTGTATGTTTCGCGCCGGATAGACTGACTGTTCACCTTCGTGGTGATGTTGACCTGCATAGGCATAGTTATTTCTCCGCCCAGGCGTAACCGCGCGCCTGCATCGATTTATATTCCTGTTTGAGTTTCTTGATGGTGTCCGGGTATTCCGGCTTACCGTCCGCATCCACCAGCACCGACTGCTGGCTGCATTTGCAGTTGATGGAGTTGCCATCCTTGCTGTACCAGTCACGGACCTCTTTATTGGTGTAGAGGTGGGCGTGACGCACTGCATGGGTATGCCGCGTTGTCGGTGAAAGCGCCGAGATGTGAACCAGAAGCGTTTTAAGGCCGTAAAGGTCATTCGCCTCCTGGTCTTCATCCCACTTAGCCCGGCGCAGCGCGGTGGTCACTTCTGTACGCGCGATTCTGTTCGCCCGGCGTTTCTCGATGCCGGTCTGGTCTGTCAGGTTGCGGGCAATATCCAGCGGATTGAGCCCGCGCCCCACTCCATCAGTCAGCACGCGCGCCATGTCGCGCTTAACGTCAGCTGTCAGCCCCTTCATTTCCTCAAACACACGGGCATGCACCAGCGTCATGCGTTGCTGGTACGGGTCGCTTGCGAGGATGGACGCCAGTGATTCGCGCCCGGCGGCATACACCGGTGACTGCTGGCTGAGGTTGTAGAACGACTGCCCGGTCCCTTTCTCCGACGCCAGATCTATGTACTCGTAAAACCACAGGTCGTAATCGCCACCTTCAAGCAGCACCTGATCCACCAGGTAACTGGCATCGTTCAGGATGATGGAGAGTAGCGTCGGGTTTAGCTGGTATTCGTATCTGGCGTTTACTGCGAGGGAGGAAGGTATTTTGTCGAGTGCTGATTTGTACGCTTTGCCAATCTTATTCATTCGCCTGGCGAAGTCTTTCATTGCCCGGCGTTCCAGCGCATCGGCTCCGGTCGGATCCTGGTAGTTACGCGGCAGAATCGGTGGCTTCGTCTTCTTCGTCGCCATCCTCTTCTCCTAAAGGCTCTTCGTCATCATTGTCATAGCCCGCAGCCGTGCGAATCTCTTCACGGGTGAACGCGGGTTCATCGCCGCTGCCCTGCATGGTCTGGTTAATCTCGCCCATGACCTTGGCGTTAGTGAGCTTCTCAGTACCGGTCTGTTCGTTAAGGTCATCCCAGATAACAGCCTTCTGGCTGACTGAGTCTACGATTTGCAGATCGATAAGCTTGTCGCAGAAGTCCTCTATTTCGAAAGAGAGGTCTACGCGGCGCGACTGACAACGAGCATTAAAGTATTTCTGGTCTTCGGTGCTGGAGCGCTCGGCCTGCTGATTACCAACCAGAATGCGCGTCGGGATATCAACTCCTGCGGCGGCTGTTTGCAGGTTTACGTTATAGGTTGGAGACGGATCAGAAACCGGAGAAACGAGGGAGGTTACGCTGGCCCCCTGGAGAGAAAGCAGCACATCATTTCCGCGATTCATCTCGCGTGCAGCGTCATTAAATTTATCCTGCAACTCATCTACTTTAACGCCGTACATAGATGCAATGCTGCCAAAGTCGATTTCCTTGTCGAAACTAAGTGCTAACTGGCGAGCGGCGTTCTTCAGGAATGACTCACCAGACCCGCCCTCTACCTTCTCCAGGCTCACAAAGGCGTTATAAGCTGGCTCAAGGAAGCCAATAGCATCGTCTGAGTAATCACCAAGGATGAAAACGCGATCGGGGTGGATATTGACGCGGCGACTTGAACCATTCGGCAAGCGTTCGGCGTACTGCCACATTTTCGGCTGACCGTAAGTCTTCGAGTTCAGCCCAGCGTCCCACTCGCTCACCGTTAGCGATCCGGCCCATGCCACGGAAACCTTCTGCAACCCTCGCCCTTTGGTAACCGGAAGGTTCCAGTCTTTTTCATCGCGGACGTGCAGAAGGATGCCTGCATAACGACCGACAAGGCGACGGCGATCCGCCTCGGCAAATGAGCGCCAGAACCGATTGTTGAATATCTGCTTTGACTTGTTTTCCCAGGTGGTTTCGTTTTCGCTCTCGTCGGCATCGTCACCCTCGATTATTTCCGGGTTAGTCTGCCAGCACTTACCCACCAGCTTCTCAACTGCGCCGTGGGCTATGCCACCGCGGCGGTAAAGGGCATAGAGGTTTTCGTAGGTGACTTGCTCAGGAAAGCCATACTCGCACCATGCTGAATGGCGCTTATTGTCCAGCCCCATCGTCGGTGCCATCAGCCCCATACGGGCGCGCGCCATCCGCGCATCGTTCAACGCATGGTTGACGGCGAGAGTTAATTTGTCAGTCATGGTTTATCCGTTTGGTTAGCGAAGGCGTTTCGGAATCATCATCCCCACAGGTTGCGATCCATTCAGTTCAGTCAGTGCGTAAACCATCGCATCGAGGCGGTCAGGTGATTTCTTCGCGGTGGCGGGGATGTATTCCATCAGCTGGTTCTCCAACACGTAGAGATTGCCGTGATTTGCCACTCGCCCCTGTTCGTAGAGCGCCGATATCGGCTCCGCGCGGGCATACTTACCTTTGCTGGCATGGACACGAATGATGCGACCTTTGAACCCGGCGTTGCGGAGTGTCTCCTCCGCCATATCTCCGCCCTGGTTCGTCTCAATAACTATCGCGTCAGCTTCGTGTTGCTCATAAGCCGATATGGCTTTCTTGGCCCATCCAACTGGTGAATATTTTCCGCTGTAATCGCCATCCACAGAGAACTGCTTTTTGTCACCGGCACCATATGAGCTGGCAGCGACAATGCCTGTTTCATCGCTTTCGGCGCTGTTTGTTGCCTGTGGGTCAATAGCCACGACAGTGCGAACCTTGTCGTGATGAATTTGCAGCTCGCGTGCCGCGCTGATCATAACTTCTGTCCACAGGGCTCCTTCAGCATTAAACCTGCGAGGCTTCTGCATATACTGCGCCTCGGCGGTTCGCCGGTGCGAAAACAGGGATATGCGGTGCGATTCGTTATGCTTGAACGGCCACAGCCAGCCATCAGGCAATCCGTGGTCAATCGGTATGGCGTGGGTGTTTTCAGGGTACTGCGCAGCGTATGGCTGACTATTGTCGATAATCACCGGCAGATTGAGGTGATGCCATTTCTCACCACTCCCACCACGCAGCAGATAGCCGCTCAGGTCGTGGTAGTGGATCCGCTGCATGATGACAATCATCGGCGTCGTCTCGATCGCCAGTCGTGATTTAATTGTCTCGTTAAAGCGGTTGTTGACCCCGTCGCGGACGATCTCAGAGTAAGCGTCGTCCGGCTTAACCGGGTCATCGATAATCAGCGCGCCCTGCCAGCCCGGTTCCATATGGCCAGCACGAAAACCGGTAACCTGTCCAGCTGCTGACGACGCGTAAACGCCGCCGCCGTGCTCAGTCCACCACATCGCCTTACTGTCAGCATCATCACGCAGCGCCATCGGCCACATCGACTGGTAGGCCTGCGACTTAATCATGCCGCGCGCGGTTGAGGAGTTCAGCAGAGCCAGGTTGTGCGAATAGGACAGGTGCATGAACCTGGCCCGGCAGTTCAGAGCCAGTCCGCGCCCCATCATATTGATGGTCGCCAGCTCGGTCTTCGTGTACCCAGGCGGGACGTTGATGATCAGGCGCTGAATCTCACCATCAATGACGCGATCCAGCGTTTGCTGAATCACCTTGTGGTGAGGCGCGACAATCATCTTTCCGCCGGTGCGCTGCTTGAAGAAGTAGCGAGCGTAATAGAGCCCGTCCTCTTCGCATTCAACCTTACGGGCAAATGCCCTTTGCTCAGCAGTCGTCATCCTCCATCATCTCCTGCCGTGCGGATTTGTATTCCTCTTTGCTCATGGTGATCGTCTGGATGGCGCCACCATTCGGGCCGGAATGTTCAAACTTGTGCTTATTGGTGTAGGCATCGCCGCATTCCTTCGCCGCCTGTTCGATAATCTCGGCAGTAAGCGCGAGGTTCTTCATGCCCTCTGCACGCGTTGCCATGCGGTCGAGAACGCGAAGTCGGTACGCCTTGTTAGCGATCGGTATGTCTGAGATTTCATTCTGGAAGCGTTCCCGGGTAGCATTGAACATGTTCACCCATTTCTGCGCCAGCCCCCTGCCGTTTGCTTTCGTCGGGTCGTGGGATTCGACCTGTTGACGTGTGATGCTCAGGCCAAATTCTTTTTTGACCAGCTCAACCACCTGGGATGGAGTATCGAAGCAGGCAAGAGACTGAACGATGAAGGCTTTGACCTCACCTTTCAGTGTCGCCATAGATTACCTGCCTGTCATAATCAGTCATATTGTTAGGCCAGCTTTAACATGCATGTGCCGCATGACCTGGCTATATCGAGGTGAGCCACTTCTGCTGGCGCATTGGCCGCATCAACGAGCTCCTGCACTTCTTTGCTGGCACCGTATCGACGTACGACACCTGTGAATTCTTCGACGTCGTGGCCGCGCAGTGTGAGCACTGGCTTCCCGGTCTCTTTATTGAACTTAGGCGCGCCGAAATCATCGGTGGCCTGGGCGATATGGTAAAGCTCATGCTCTACCAGTGCGCAGAACTCGAGATCACTGCATTGTGAACAGTAATCGGCTGCCAGGGTGATGATGAACTTCGGGATGCGCCCGAACCATTCATGCATCTGCTGTTCCATTCTGGCTTTCTGCCAACCACCGGCGCGGAGCATTACCTGTTCGGCCTGCCCAAGGACATACCGTCCTTTCTTCGCGAATGAGTCAGACGCCCACATGAAGCAGAGATCGGCCTCAACCAAGTGCTCATGGTCAGGGTTGTGGATGCTTCCGGTATCACTGAAGATTTGTCGGTTTACCCAATCATGCACTTCATTGGCGGGAATGAGCCGTGTGTATGGCTGCCAGCTCTCGGAGTCGATGAAGTTAACTGGCGGATATGGCCTGCGCTCGTCATCTTTAGCCATGAGTTACTCCGCTGTTTGTTCGGTCTGCTCTGACGGCACTGGAGTGAATTCCACGCGCTTTACATCGGCAGGAGCGAAATACAGCCACTGTCCCGTTTCCGTCGCCAGCGGCACAAAGCCGTTAACCAGCTCAGGCTGACGTCGTGACATCTTGCCCGTGAAGGTTTCGCCTGTTTGGGTGGTTAGCGTGATTTGGTAGATGTCAGCCATTTAGCTCCACCTTCGCGCCTTCTGCGACAATCTCTTTCTTGAAGCAGATATCGGTTAACCAGTGCCAGTTAGTCATTGCCGCGACAAACAGCAAGGGCTTCATGTATGGGCGAAGTGTCATTTTATAGGTTAGGGTGCCAATCATAATTTACCTCTGCTTGTCATTATCGAAGCCCCTCAATGAAGGGCTTCTGTAATGTCATTCCGCCTTTACAGCTTCGATGCTGAAGCCGTGAATGATGTTGAGCGGTACGCCATGAGTATCCAGGCCATTTTTAATAATCAGCACCCCATCACGAATGTCTGGCTCATTGGTACTTTGCCAGCCGACTTCCTCAGGTGCCTTTCCAGAATCATACCCATCCTTGGTCAGAAGCATCACCTTCCAGCCTTTAATTAAAGTCCCCATTGCGCTATTTCCCCTGGGTCTGCTTATCCCATTCCTCGCGGAAATTGGATGGGTTGTCGAAACCTTCACTGCACTGGTTGGTTTTCATCACTTTGCCCCGAATCTTTTGTTTTCTGGCAGTTCGCCTGCCACGTTTTGTTATGCGCCAGGATGTCTCGCTTCGTCTGGCGGTCAAGAACATCAATGTCGTGATCAGTAAGGTAGATTGGCTTTACCCAGTCACAGGCTGTATCAACCACCACCGGGACGCTTCCACGTGTCACGCAGCTCGCGATCAACATCGTCATCAGGCATGCGGTTAACATTCTGCTGTACATTGCTGGCCTCTTTCGTTGCTTCTACACGGCGTTCGGCTACTGACTCAATGGCTGCGGCCTTTTCTTCTGTGCGCTGCCGTTCTGCTTTTTCTTCAGCCTGTTCACGCCCGCGAAAACGGCCCACACCAAACGCACCAAGCACCATCAGGATCGCAACCCCGATTGCCGCCAGTACAGATTTAAGTGTCGTCATAGGCTCACCCGCTCGCGCATCCAGCCATAAACGAATGATTCGTTAGCCGGCCGCTGTTCTGCCAGCTCAAGATAACGCTGGCCCTGGCTACAGTTCAGTGCGCGAAGCAATACGATTTCTCCTTCGCCGCCTCGTTTCGCCAGGAAGGACTTCAGCGCGCTGATGCTACGTGGGCCGATTTGCCCGTCGGTGATCAGATCCGGATAGAACTGCTGCTGGTTATTGAAAACGTTCAGCCAGCGCTGGAACCATTTAACCTGCACCGATGGCCCCATGTTCACACCGGTATCGCAAAGTTCGGCGGCAATGGATGGGGATATTTCTGCCACCTGGTCAAAGCGCGGGCCATACCAGTAATCAGACTCAAGGATCGCCAGAGCCTGCTCACGTGTAAGGTTTCGCATATCACCGGTATAACCATGCGCGCGGGCAGTTGCCTGAGTAATTCCCCAGTTCGTTGGTCCGCCCTTATCATTCGGGTGATCAACATAACCGCCCTCTTTGCCGAGGATGGTGTTAAAGATATCGTCTTTGGTCATGGCTATTCCGTAATGACGACCTTCGCCAGGTTCCCGCGCGCCAGCCAAACCGCCATGCAGATGACGGAGTTAAGCAGCAGATCGCCGAGGTTAACCTGAACGTAGTGGCCGAGCAGAATGTTGAAGGCATTGAATCCGGCGGCAAGAATGACCAGGTAGGCCAGCACCGCGACACTCAGGCGATGACGCTTTCCCTCTTTCCGGAAAAACATCAGCCTGACCATGATTAACAGGCAAACTATGGCGTTTGCATCCATCAGAAGAAGCTGCCATGTCATTTATCTTCCTCCCCCAGCCCCGGCATCTTCCCGCTTTTGGATTTGCGGAGAATACGCAGCAGGACTGCCACGGAAATGGAAGCAGTGACAATTGCACCGACAGCTGGCGATACCTCAATGCTGGCCGGTGGCTTCATCAGGCTTAACGGCGTGTTGATGATTCCGGCCATGATTTTCGCCATGGGGACGGAGAAGAACACGCCACTGATAAACGATATCAGCGCAAAGATAGCCTGCTTCCAGAGTTGATGGGGATCTGAGGTCAGAACGTATAGCGCCGTTCCGGCGAGTGATCCGAGCATCACTGCTGGAGTCGCCTCCGGAAACAGCGTGGCAAAGGTTACACCGACTGATGACGATGTAAGACCAACGCCTACGATAGTGAAGGTCTCAGACATATTTATTCCGTGTGTAGTTGGTTCAGGCCCTCGGGACGATTTAACAAGTAGGCGTATCGATGATGGTTCCCGGAGCCTGGAAATAAAAAAGCCAGCGACAGGCTGGCAATGTGAGGGTAAGGCAATGTCGGCTCTCTGGCCGAGAGTCCCAGGTAGTGGGTTAAGTGTGCGGCGCACCGCAAATAAAAAAGCCCCGCACGATGGCGAGGCTTGGTATTCATTCATGTCACACACAACAATGGCAACATATACGAATTAGTTTGCTCATTTGTTCATTAAATTGCAAGCACGTTGTGTGATTTATTTGCAATTTTCCTCACATTTTCGCGATCGTTAAACGCATTTTGAAGCGGTTGGTATAAACAGAACAATGAAGCATTGATGATTTGCTTCACCTCTCTACGGATTGTCGAGATGCTTGGGTGTTTGTACTGATTGCCGCCACGCGTCTTCATAAGGCGAGGCTTACTTACTGCATGCTGCCATGATGCAATTCGGATCTCGCTGGAGTTGCAGACGTAGTAGGCGAAGATAACCCGCCAGGCATTTTCATCCACATTCTTCAGGTAGTGGCGAATGACAGCATCAATGAGCATCCCGTCATCATCACTACATACCGGCCGTGATGCTTGCTGGGGCTCGACGGTAGCCATGAATCTGGCAATCATGTTGATCATCGCTTTATCAATCTTGCCGGTCTGGCACCATGCGCCCCACAACTGGAGCCACTGGTCTACCCATTGATGCTGGTCGTTGGTTAATTCCAGTTTCATTATGCGGCTTCCTTCTGTGGCTGGTTGGTTTTGGTCTGGCTGTGCTTTACTACTGGCGGCATGCTGGCGCGCTTAACGCTTTCGGCCTGATACCGCAGGAAGTCTGTGTGGTTCATTCGGCCTCCAGTTCGGTGATGGTCAGTTCAAGCCTGCCGCCTTTGACGATTGGCATCCTCTTCACGCTGTAGTAGTCGACCTGCTGGTCATCGAGCCAGAACCCGGATTTCGTGAGGGCGTCGAACGCTGCCTTTTGCAGATTATCCAGGTCTCGTCGGCGGCGATCCGGCATGTGGCACTCGATACGGATTTTCACGGGGTTTGCCAGGCCGATATCCAGCATTGAGTCTTTGATGATTCTGGCGACACTGTCGCGGTACGCCTGCCCTTCTGCGCTGATGTGCGTGCGCCCGCGGTTATGTCGGTAGTAGCGGTTGTTGCTCGGCGGCCACGGGAGCCTGATGCGGTATTCATTCATGCTTTTACGAGTCCCTCTTTAAGCCAGATGACCTGCGTGCGAGCCATGCCTTCCAGCGCGCACTCCTTTGCATATTCCGCATCGACCAGACGGGTGCGGCGATCAATCTCGTCGTGGCAACTGCTGCATGCGATGGTAGCGATCAGGTCAGGCGGCTTGATTCCGGTCCCGCAGAGGCCAGCAAGACGAATGTGAGCCAGCACTGAGGTTTCAGGATTTCCGTTGCATACGCCGGGGATCCGCACCTGACATTCGCGGCCGCGTGCCGCTTTGCATAAATTAGCCATGCGCCCTCCGTGCCGCGAGACGCAGCCATTTCTGATCCACCAGGCGGGCGGTGTAGTCTTTCAATGTCGGGATGTCGGACGGCCTAACCGCGGCCTTGCGCTGGCGGCGCGCCGGAACGCGGAAGATTTCATTGGTGATGACGCGAGAAAGTGGAGTAGACATCATGCCTCCTGCTTATCGCGCAGTTGCTGGTACTCGCAGCCGCTTGGGATAGTCAGGGCCAGGCCGAACTGAGCGCACCACGCCTCGACTTTGCACATGAAGATATGCATCTCTCCGGTATCGAGTTGAGACGTGTGCCGAGGCTCCCAGGTGGTTTCTTTGGCGCCGGTTACGAAGTCGGTGTAAGTGACCTCTTCGCAGCCGAGATATGTCTTTTTGAGGTTGCGCTTAACCCACTCAGGGGTGGCATCTGTGCGGCCGGATTTAATCAGGTATTCGCTGATTTCCGTGTACCACATATGGCTGAGGGAGTTCTGTGACAGGCTGCGTTTCTCGCGCCACGGTTTAACTTGCAGGCGGAAACATTGCCCGGCATCAAGCAATGGCTGAATCTGCTGGCCAATGGCCGCGAAGTTGCCGCGATGGAGTTTGATGCCGTCTACTGGCAGAGTCATACGGCCTCCTTAATGGAAACCGCAGAATGCAGAGAATCGCAGGTGCATTTCTGCATCTGTGACAAGGTGAGGAGTTCAGATTGTGGTCGCATTTAAGTCCCCTTAAATGCGCAGAAGTCTTACCGTCGGGCGTTCAACTCCGACGGCAATGAAATTATGGCTGGTTGATTATCAATAATCAACACGAATTAGAAACGAAAAAACCACCTTTCGGTGGCTTCTCGTTGGGCGACTGGCAGGCCTAGTTAATGCTAATTCCCTCGAGTTGCAGTTGGTCATCCAGGTTATTGGACGTATCCAGCCGTCGGACTCCGCAAGCCGAGTTTATGTCCGGCCACAAGGCTTTTCATGGATTAACCCATCACCGTAACGATCAAGGCGAGAGCTGCACACCCACAAGGTGTGCTGGTAGCAATCGGCCCAGCCTTTTGCGCCACCCTCTTCCCACTACTCCAATCTAACTTCTTTATCCCCTAGCCGGACACTGAGATGTTACGCTCGTCAGGAGCATGCGGGGGAATCCAAAAACTGGGTCAAAATAACCTCCATTTTCTTTTTCACCTACTGGGGAAGGTTCTATTAAACATCTGTTTAGGATAAGTTTCAACTATACAAGATATGGTAATTTTCAAGATTTTTGTGATGCTGCAATCATGGCTGCCCAGCACAGCTTCGCTCTGTGCGCCGCCTGCTGACATCCGGTCATGGCGTTGTATACTTCCCACAACTCCGCATCGCTAAAGAACTCATCTGGCTCAGACTCAAAGCCTTCGACGATCATGTGTTCTGTAGGCTCGACCGGGACAGCCACCCAACCATCCGGAATCACAGGAGAGTTGCCACTCACAGCCTCCTGAAAGCGTCCAAGCTCCACGTACTCCTGACATGACCAACCGCCATCAATGAAATCACGAGCTTCAACAGCGTCGAAAGTGAATGATGTTTCGCTGCCAGTTGGTGAGGTTAAGCCGTACAGGTCTGCTACCGGCTTAAACTGTGTGGCTGGAATATTTTCAGGAATATTTTGTTGTCGATTTTGTTGTTCTGCACCCTGAAGCATGGCGGCGCGGCAGGCGTTCCAGCCAACAGCTTTTCCGTGTTCAAACGCGCTATCAAAGTCATCATCCATTTCCATCGCAGCGGGCACAGATACCGGCGCTGGCGTGGCAGAGCGATACAGAAGAACATCACCCATCTCTGCTCTGGACGCAGGCCATACGTCTGCATCAGAGCCAGATTTGAGATAATCAAGATTGGACTGGTCGATTACGCACACAGCCTCCGCTTCGAGCGATGCCAGCGCGATACGCGCCAGTTCAATTCGCTCTTCTCGTGTAACCTTGCAGATATTGTTTCCGTTTGCCAATTGCTCGATACGTTCTCTGGTAATAGTGCTCATGATGACTCTCCTTTACCGGCTGCGGCGGCACGGATAGCGACCAACGCATCACTTCCACTTCCTTCCCTGGAAATGATTAGTTCTGCCAGGGTGATTGGCTTTTCGCCCCAACCTAACTCAATGGTATGCCTGCTGATGATGTTGAGGAGCTCAGCCATCTGCCTGTCTTTGGCTTCCAGCTCATCCAGCAGCGCCAGAACTCGCGCTGCCGTGAACGTTTTGCAGAACTCGTGTACTGGCTTCCATTCTGGCTTGGCTGGATCGACAACATCACCGAATTCGCCAACCGCATACCATGAAGGGGCTAATTTTGCTGCTACAGCAAGATTGCGCAGCGCCTGTTTGTCGATGTTGCTCATTGGGCGGCTCCTTCTGCTTTCTTTTCGTCAACGCTCCAGGCTGTAGCCAGCGCGCCAGTCACCTGCATAAACGAGTGCTTTACTTTAACCGAGAAGGTTTCTCCTGTTGCCGATACCGTTTCGATGGTGGTCAGCTCGCCGCCGCTTTCGAAATCAGGGTAGAACTGCGTTACAAGGTTACTTTCGACAATCACCGATCCGTCCGGCGTGTGCATTTTCAGTTTCATACCCCTACCCTCCCCCAAACCATCAATACCCTTCTCATCGCCGGACTGTTGCGGCACTCCTGGCAGATCACGCTTGTCTCTGTACGCTGCACCAGCTTCGAATTTCCCTTCGGCATGGCCGGTATGGTTTCCGGTGCGTATTTCATGCCGTAGCTGGTCAGACGATACAGCCGCTGGCCATGCTTACCTTCGAACTCGATCAGGCCGTCTGCAAACAACGTGCTTAGCGGGCCGGAAATCTTTTTGGTGGTCATGCCGATCATGCTGGCAATACGAGCACTGCTCAGGCCAGGGTTATTACGCAGGGCTGCAAGAATCTGCCCACGAATTGTTATGGTCATGCTGCCCCCTTAGAACGGTAAGAATCCCACGTGAATGACAGAGTGCACCCGCCTCCATCGCTCATGCGATCAAGAACGCGTTCGCCGATGAATGCAGCCAGTTCTTCCCGGGTCTGGTTGCTGATCAGGATGGTTGGCTTCATCCGCTCATAACGGGTGTTGATGATTTCGAACATGATCAACTTCTCGGCGTCGCTTCCGAACTGCACGCCGACCTCGTCGATAATCAGCAGGTCGGGCTTCGTGAAGTAACGGATCACTTCGTCTTCAGTACGGCTTGACCCTTTCGACCAGGTTGACTTGTACTCCCTGGCAATTTTCAGCGCGGTGGTGAACACAGCTGAGCTTTGGTGCTCGGTGATTGCATGCCGGGCGATAGCCAATGCGAGGTGGTTCTTGCCGGTTCCAGGCTTGCCGCACATCACCAGTCCGCCACCCTTCTGCAAACGCTCAGGCCAGCGGCTGGCGTATGCCTGACAGACCTTCAGGGCGCGTTTCGCTTCTTCGTTCACCGGTTCATAATTCTCCAGTGAACAGGATTCAAACCTGGCCGGGATGCTCAGTCCATCCAGCAGGCGCTCGATGTTTCTTTTGCGGGCTGCTTCGTTGATGCTAATTCTTTCCGCCTGCAAGCGGCCTAACTCCTCTTTGAGGCATTCAGGGCAGCAGCTTGGGCGCGGGGGAATTTTCACGACTGAGTTTAAGAAATGCCTGGTCCTGCATTCAAAGGGGCCATGCGTTTCGCAGTTCTCGGTGCTGATAGTTAGCTCGATATCTTCATGCTGAACTGGCGGCTGGCTCAGCTCAGTAATGCGTTTCTCAAGTTGATTGATTTTTTCATCCAGCGTCATGATCAGTCCCTCGCCCATGCAGGAATTTCAGTCTGGCCATAGTCTTTGCCAGCAAAGTTCTCAGATACGCGAGACTGCGCGCGAGGGGTCTGCTTGGCGATCTTTGGCTCAAACAAACCCTGCCAGCCATTCGCGATGCTCTGGTTGATGATTTCTTCAGGCTGGTATCCGCTGCACTTGCAACGCTCAAGCAGGTTGATGGCCTGGGTTACCGTCTGCTGAGACTTAATCGGTTTCTTCAGGTCGCGACGATAATCGACCCATGACTTCCAGACTGAAACTGACAGCCATTCAGGAAGGTCAACACCAGCCGGATCGAACGAAGCCGGTTTGGGGGATTTAGGGGGTTTATTAATATTGTCTTTATTGTCTTTTGTAATAGTGTCTTTTGTGTGTCCCCATTTTGGTGACAGGGTTGTCACTGTTTTGGTGACACTTTTTGTCACCACCGTAGGGACACTGTCAATACCATGATGACAGTCACTACTATGGTGACATTTTGGCGCAGGCTTAGTGCCCGGAATTACCCACTCACTCAGGTTTTTGTTGGGCCCGATCAGCATGCCGTCGGACACCAAAACATTCATCGCAATGAGTTCGTTTTTGGCAGCGTTAACCTTCTGGCGAGGTAGTCTGGTCAGCTCAGAAAGTTGTGAGTCTGCTATGCGGTCCATCTTCTTGTTGAACCCATAGGTTTTGCGGCAAACAGCATGAGCTACCTTGGCCTGATTTTTGGTCAGATTCGCGCCGATAAGCTCCTCATACAACTCGTTTGCCAGACGGGTGTACCCATCGTCTGTATCGGCCACGCGTTGCTCCTGTATTCCCGAAACTACAGCGGGAAAGTTGAGAATTTCTGCGGTGTTTGACATACTTACTCCCGTTACTTGGCATAACACAGTGTCTTGAAAGCCGTTGCTGCTACCAACAGCGCGGCTTTCGCCTTTTCAGAGCAGACCTGGCTGCTGCTGCACACGCTTAACGCGTTTCTTTTCGAACTTGTCTGACGGCACCTGCTGCTTCTCCGCCCAAAGCTTCGCGTGTCGTAACACGTCATCGAAAATCCTCCCCTTGCGACTGGCCTGTGACATACGCTTGTACATATCGACGGCCTGAAATTCCCCCCTTGAGCCACAGCTACGGTGAATCCCTGTTTGATCAGTTCATCGCGCACATGCTTCTCGATAAATTCGATGTGGTTCATGGTGTTCTCCGGTTACATAACGCCGAGCATCGACGTGACCATCGTCATTAGCGGCCCTGCCTGCTCAGGCATGAGGCGGAACAGCGACGCTATACCCTCGCTTACCTCTTTCAGCTTCTGATGCTCTGGAGCGTCCAGCAGGACGGCCTGCTTAGCCTCTGCGAGTTCTTTCTCGGCCTCAGCCAGGCGAGACATTTTGCAATCGGCACCGATCAGGCGAGTGCGATACTCAACCGGCAGGACCGCCATGATTGCTGGCGCCAGCTGGCGAATGTTGTTGGCGGCGTATTCGGTGTCGCCATCAATCCAGCGAAACACTTTCTGCATCTGGCGGTGCGAGTCAGTCGGGATATCCAAACCGGTGCCGCCGGTTGCCCGCCACTCTTCCACAATGAGCGCTGCGACGAACTCACGGCTGCGGCAATCAGCTGCCCAGGCGCGAACTGCTGCGCGGATCCCATCGACGTTTAGCGCCGCTGAATCAGCTTCCCGGCGATTCTGGTAAATCATCGCCGTTGGCGAAAATTTGTTACCTTGTTGATACGCAAGTGAATGCATTGCTTTCCCTTTCGTGGTTAGGGCCGCCGTTAAGCGGCATGGTTCTCTGGGTGTGGAAACAGGTCGGGAAGATCAGGTCGAATTTCGTGTGCCTTAATCTCGCCACCAGTAGCGTTTACGATGGCTGTTACTTTTTCCGGAGATACGGAACCACCGTTAAGCCACTTGTGAACCGCTGGCTGGCTAACGCCGCAAATATCTGCAAGTCGCTTCTGGCTGCCAACGATTTCTAAAGCTCGTTGAATAACTTTGTTCATGGATTTTACCTATCCGATTACTGGATTAATGAAAAGATAACCCAAGTTATGGGCATTGTCCATAACCTTTGTTATTTTACTCTTCATAACCTCGGTTATATATTGATAAGATGAAAACATTTGCAGAACGACTGAACGCGGCTATGTCGGCCGCTGACATATCTCAAGGACAGTTGGCTGATAAAGTCGGTATATCCCAGCCTGCAATTCAAAAGATGACGTCAGGTAAAACGAGCGGCAGCCGTAAGATGGTCGAGCTAGCTCATGCTCTGGGTGTAAGGCCGGAATGGCTTAGTTCTGGAGTGGGGGAAATGCGGATTGATGGTAATGTGCCATCGGCGGCCCAACCGGTCTCGGAAACAATTGATGTCTTTCGGGTTGATGTTTTAGACCTGAAAGTGAGCGCTGGTCCGGGGTCTTTTATGATTTCTGAATTTGTTGAGGTCCTGCATGCTATTGAGTTCACAACTGAACATGCCAGATCTCTTTTCGGGAACCGCACTCAAAATGATGTGAAGGTGATGACCGTAGACGGTGACAGCATGTGCCCAACGATTCAGTCGGGAGATCGCCTGTTCTTTGACGTTTCGGTGAGGAACTTCAAGGTTGACGGAGTATACGCATTTGTCTTCGGGCAGCACTTCCATGTCAAGCGCCTGCAGATGCAGGGCCTGCAGTTAGCCGTGCTTTCAGATAATCCGGCTTACAAAGATTGGTATGTGACAGAAGAAAATCAGGACCAGCTATACATAATGGGTAAAGCGCTTATTCACGAATCGATAGCTTACAACAAACTGTAGCAGTGGTCGGAAGAGACTTTTGGTTAGAGACGAAGCTGCGGCTGGTGAGATAGGAAAGGTGTTCTGGTCGGCGCATAGTTGGTGATCGGTATTGTATCTGGCATCTAAAACGCCATTACGGCTCGAAAGCATCACTAGTGCCAGAACTACTAATCAGTGATAAAAACAAACTTTGACTGACATTTTTTATCAATATTTCAATCCCTAAGTGACGGAGCAAAAAGATGACAGCTGAAATTGCAGTATATAATCGTTCTGGCATAGCATTAGCCGCAGACTCCGCTGTAACTACTACAAATGGCTTCTCCGAGAAAATATATAATAACGCAGATAAACTATTTGAATTATCAAAGCATCATCCCGTCGCACTAATGATATATAATAATGCGGGTATATGCGGCGCCCCATGGGAATTGATGATTAAAGCTTACAGGAAAAGCCTTAATGACAAGTCTTTTGACTTTATTAGCGAGTATGCTGCCGATTTCTTTAGTTTCGTTCAGAGCAACCAGAACATTGTCACCTTTGATATGCAGGGGAAATATTTCTTTAGCTTGTTTTCAGATGCCATCCTACCCAAACTGTTAAAGGATGTGCAGGATGAGGACGTTGCTGGCTTCATTAAAATAAATAATGCCGCCCCATCTTTTGATGAATATCACAATTTCATCGAGCAACGGTGCCGAAGAAAATTTTCTGAGATAAACGAGAACCCATTTTTTGATTCATTTACGCAAGAAGATTTCGAATTAGCATTTAATGAGCTATCTCCAATAACATATCAATTATGCGCCTTAAGAATACAACCCAATATTGATACTCCTGAAACCCCATACCCTGAATCATTAAAAGAAGCGCTAGCATTGCTTCTTTCATCTTATATGTGTAAAGAAAATGATTTGCAGACTTATTCTGGGATTGTTTTTGCTGGCTATGGGGACGAGGAATTCTATCCTGCAATAGAGTCACATCATATCTACGGTGTTTATAATGGAAAAATTATGAAACCAAGCACCAAGGATAAAGACAATAGTGGCTCTTCAATTGGAATATTCCCTTTCGCACAAGAGGATGAGGTGCACACCTTTATGCAAGGCTGCAGCCAAGGAATTATAAAGTGTGTAGAAGATTCAGTATTTGGCTCTCTTCAGAAATTAAAAATGGAAGTGACTGGATTGATATCGGCACAGCATCCGTCAATCCCTAGATATGAGATTGAAGCAGCCTTCGATGCAACCATTGCAACGACTCAAGGTGATACTCTCGAAGCACTTCAAAACCATATGACGTTAAATCATGTGCAAAAAGTGCTTTCAGTGCTGGGTTCTCTAGCCAAGGTTGATTTAGGGTATATGGCTGAATCACTTGTAAACCTTACCGCCTTTAAGCGTAAAGTCTCAAATGATAGCGACAGTGTTGGCGGACCTATTGACGTTGCTGTATTATCTAAGGGTGATGGCTTCGTTTGGATGAAACGCAAGCATTATTTTGATAAAGAACTGAATTATCAATTTTTTAAGAGAAAATGATGGGGGAAGCGTGAGCTTACAACAGGTAGTTGATAACGCCTACAAGGCACTTGCAGCAGCTAAGTTCCCGATTGGTAGTGGTAGCAGCTCTCAACAAGCTGCATTAGCTACCAAAAAGAAATAATCTAACCCGGCCCCGCGCCGGGTTTTTTGTGTCTGCCGATCCCCATTCGACCACCACCACCACGTCAGCGTAACCAATTGAATATTATGGGATGCTGGCATTAACGGCGTCTATTCCCCGCCAGCTGGTAAACAACCCGATCCCTCTGGTAAACGCTGTCATCCTTGGTAAACGATTTACCATTGGTGACACCGTTAACCATCTATAAGCCTTTCCGCACTATCTCAGCCGCATCCCTGTTCACCTCCTTCCCTGTCACGTTTCCCGTTTCCTTCCGGTACCGTTCCAGCTTGCCGATGATGTTTTGCTGGGTCATAGGTAAATCTGCCAGTGACAACTCCATGACCGCCCGCCCCATCGCCTGAATTTTCATGCTTATACGCTCTTCATCCAGAACCATGCACATCCCTCCTGCTGTTTTTTTAAGCATAGCACTCATGATTTACAAAAATATATTCATTTAGTTATCATTAATTTATAACTTATGTGATTGATATTATAAATTAGGTTATTGCCATCACTCATAACTAAGGTTATCTTTAATCCATCGAAACGAAACATCGACAGCTGAGCGAAGTTAGCCAGCGGCGAAGTGGAGATTCGGTCAGTCGAACGGCGCGACAGTAAACCATGCGTCGGACGCCCGGCGGGCTCAGGGAGAGCGGCAATGGTGCGTAACTGGAATGTTTTGGGGTGTGGTGGGCAGCTGATTCGTGATGCTCACGGATCAATCCGGTCCACGAATCCACCACACCGACCAAAACATTTCTCCCGCATCAGCGGGTAACGACAGAGGGTAAGGCGATGGCAAAAGTTGTTCTGGTCTGGAATCCACAGAAGACAGAGTGTGTCGGTTTTTTAGAGCGAGAACCTGATGGTTCCACTTGGGATTGTGGATCAGATGGTGACGCGGAGCATGCAGCTGGCGGTATGAGATGGAATCCAGTTTCCACTCTCGCCGATAGCTTCAGGGAGCAATACGAAGACGTTGATGACGAATGCTTCATGCAGACCATTGAAGTTGATCAGTCATTAGCCGACGCGGTTGAAAGAGAAGAAGAAGATTAACCCGCTCCGGCGGGTTTTTTATTGGTTATACCTCAGCTCATTCCAACGAGTGAGCGTGAGTTATGACAACCGGCGGCCATCCACCGACCATTGAAACACTGAATAAATGCGTTGAAGTCTTGTATTAACCGTTCCGTTCGCCGCGATAAGGCCAAGAGGATTTATGACAGTCACCCACAACGGCAAGCAGTACACAGCCAAAAAGCTCAACGATAACGAGTGGCAACTGACGTCGGTATCTAAACCGCGTGACAAGCTGACGCTGAACCGCTGGCAGATGCATATCGCTGGCCTCCTGAAACAGGTTGAGGTGAAGGTATGATCAACCACTACGGCACCACCCCGCTCATTCGCCAGTGCGTCACGCCCGGGATGATGGCAATGCATGAAGGCCGAACCTATCGCGTCTCAGCAGTCATTCAGGAGCGCAAATGGGTTTACCTGCACACCGATGCAGAAATCATCCGCCTCAGTGACTGCGTGATTGACGTCCTTCTGGACGGTCACGGCAACCCTATCCAGCACTAACCGCCCTATTCAACCGATCGGCCTGGCTTTTTGCGGGCGGGATCTGCACATCCAAATTTCAGGAGAAACCATGAGCGAAGTAACGGATTTAGTCGTCATTGAGAAACAGAACGCAATGGCGGTATTCACCACCAAAGAGCAGCTCGACCCGATTATTGAGGCGATCGAGAAAGAAGCTCGCAGCCTGGTGCCGGATGTGTCGACCCGCAAAGGCCGCGACGCTATCGCATCCATGGCGCATAAGGTTGCCCGTTCCAAAACTTACATCGACAACGCCGGTAAGGATCTGGTTGCTGAGCTTAAAGCCCTGCCGAAGCAGATCGACGAAAGCCGCCGCATTGTGCGTGAGCGGCTGGACGCGCTGAAGGATGAAGTAAGGCGCCCACTAACCGAATGGGAAGCCGAGCAGGAACGCATCAAGGCTGAAGAAGCCATGAACGCGATGCACGCCGAAGCGCTGGAAATGAACATCAAGTTCGATCAAGAGCTGGCAGCCAAGTTCGAAGCGGACCACGAAATGGCTCTACTGATGAACAAGGATTTCGACCGTGACCGCGAAGAGCAGCGCCGCCAGGCGGAACAGGCTCAGCGTGAACGTGACGAACGACTGAAGCAGGAAGCGGCAGAACAAGCCCGCCGAGATGCCGAAGCGAAGCACAAAGCGGAGATTGAAGCCGCAGCGCGCCGTGAAGCTGAAGAGAAAGCACGTGCAGAGCTGGCTGAACGCCAGCGCGTCGAAGCGGAACAGCGTGCAGCTCGCGAGAAGCAGGAAGCAGAAGCGCGGGCGGAACGCGAAAAAGAAGAAGCCGTTGCCGCCGAGCGCCGCCGCCAGGAAGAGGCAGAAGCCGCCCGTCTGGCAGAAGAGCAGCGCAAAGCTGAAGAAGAAGCGCGCCGCGCCGCAGACAAAGAGCACCGCCGCACCGTCAACCGTCGTGTCTACGCAGACCTGATTGCTCAGGGCATACCCGAAGAATTCGCGCAGAAAGCAGTGCTGGCGATCGCTGGCGGCAAAGTGCAGGACGCGCACATCAAATATTGAGGCAACCATGAACGCACACCTCACTTACGACCGAATCGAAGAACGGCGCTGGGTCGAGCAGCAACTCGACGACGAGAAAGAGAAGTGGATCGACGGCCGGGCGCAGCAAATCATCGACATGATGCCAAAAGAGCCGTCCAGCCTCTTCCACTTCACGATCCCGATTGACTCCAGCCCATACGAAGGACTTCGCAGCGATAAAGCTGGCGAGGCTTACAACGATTTCATTTCGGCAGTTGCTTACGCCCAGGCGGAATACGACTGGGAACACCGTACCGGCTGCCCGTTTTAATTTTTGAGGGATTTAACAATGAGTACTGCACTTTCCACCATGGCCGGGAAACTGGCCGCTCGCCTCGGCATGGATGCCGGTACAGACCTGATGAATACGCTGAAGAATACAGCGTTCAAAGGTGGCAACGTCACGGACGAGCAGTTTACAGCCCTGTTGATCGTCGCCAACCAGTACGGCCTGAACCCATGGACAAAAGAGATTTATGCCTTCCCAGATAAAGGAGGGATTGTCCCGGTCGTCGGCGTTGATGGATGGGCTCGCATTATCAACGAACATCCTCAGTTCGACGGCATGGAATTCTCTTACGACAAAGAGGAAGGCGCGTGCACCTGCAAGATTTACCGCAAAGATCGCAAGCACCCGACAATCGTCACCGAGTACATGGGCGAGTGCAAACGCAACAGTCAGCCATGGCAGTCCCACCCTACCCGCATGCTTCGCCACAAGACGCTTATCCAGTGCGCGCGCCTGGCCTTTGGTTTCGCTGGCATCTTCGACCAGGACGAGGCGGAGCGAGTTATTGAAGGAACAACGGCAGAGGTTCATGCGGGCCATGAATCAGATAGCCGTCGCCCGGATCTGATCGCAAAAGGTGAGTCCGCCGCGCGCCTTGGAACCGTTAAGTATCAGGAGTTTTGGGTAGCGCTGAGCGCTGAAGAGAAGCAGGTGATCGGCGCAGTTGAGAAGCGACGCATGTATGACATGAGTCTTGCTGTCGACAACGCCGAACCTGTCAATGTCGCAGAGACGGAGGCTGAATGATGGAGCAACGCACCCCTGAATGGTTTGCTGCGCGCTGCGGCAAGGTCACAGCGAGTCGCCTGGCTGATGTCATGGCCCGGACTAAGTCGGGCTACTCCACCAGCCGCCAGAACTACATGGCCGAGCTGATTTGCCAACGGCTGACCGGGAAGCTGGAGGAAGGGTTTTCGAATGCCGCGATGATGCGCGGCACTGAACTTGAGCCAGTGGCGCGCGAAATGTACGCCCTGAATGAGTTCGATGCGGAAATCACTGAAGTTGGACTCATCGATCACCCATCCATACCCGGATTCGCAGCCAGCCCGGACGGACTTGTTAACGACGACGGGCTTATCGAAATCAAATGCCCCAACACCTGGACCCATCTTGAAACGCTGAAAACTGGCGAGCCAAAGCGCCAGTACATGCTGCAAATGCATGCGCAGATGATGTGCACCGGGCGGAAATGGTGTGATTTCGTTAGTTTCGATGATCGCCTGCCGCCCGACCTCGCCTATTTCAAGAAGCGCATTCATTTCGATGAAGGGCTGGCGCGCGAAATCGAGTCTGAGGTTAAGAGCTTTCTTGCAGATCTGGAATCGGAAATTCAGAAAATCACAGAGCGTGCAGCATGAAACGCACACCCTTCTACCGCAGGCCCGGGCGAACCGGGCAATTCTCCGGCCTCCGTGAACGCGTTATCTGGATGATTCAGACGCGCGGCCGCCCGGTAACCGGTAGTGAAATCGCCGAGAAGTTCGGCGTAACGCTCATCGAGTTTAACCGGGTAGCCAACGGCATTACCCGCGGCTCCGGACAGATAGCTCAGATTGTTGAGTCGGAAAAATGGATCAACGAGGACGGCATCTGCGACCGGAAATTTAGCCTAGCCAGCAAGCCAAAGGTCGTAACGCCGCAGGGAAAATCACGGCTGTTCACCCGGCGCGCCATTGAGCAATCTCAGGAAGGTAGACGGCAGGAGTGCATAGCGCGTGCCGCCCGTCGCCGCCGCATGATTGCTCAGGGCCTCTACATCGACGAAATGGAGTCCATCCTATGACTCACGCTCACGACGACATCAGGGTTGGCACACTGTGCCTTCCCTTCATTGGTAACGGCTGGCTAATGCCATGGGGTGAAGTGGTCAGCAATCCATTAAAGGCCCAGCGGCTCGCTGAGGAATATCGGGAAAGGCAGGAGGCGGCATGACAGCGAAATACTCACTTCTGTATGTCGATCCCCCTTGGTCTTACGGCAACACCATCAGCAACGGCGCCGCTGCCGATCACTACTCCACCATGAAGCTCATCGACATCAAGCGCCTGCCAGTGTGGGAACTTGCCGCCGAAAATGCAGTGCTGGCGATGTGGTACACCGGCACGCATAACCAGGAGGCTATCGAACTGGCCGAGGCCTGGGGCTTTACAGTTCGCACGATGAAGGGCTTTACCTGGGTGAAGCTGAATCAGAATGCCGAGTTGCGCATCAACAAGGCGCTGGCCGATGGTGAAGTCACCGACTTTTACGACTTCCTCGATCTGCTAAACGCCGAGACGCGCATGAACGGTGGCAACCACACCCGCGCCAATACCGAAGACGTGCTGATCGCCACCCGCGGCGCCGGTCTGGAACGCCAGCATGCTGGCATTAAGCAGGTGGTCTACAGCCCACTCGGCGCTCACAGCGAGAAGCCGTGGGAAGTTCGCCACCGCCTGGAGCTGCTCTACGGAGACGTGCCGCGGATTGAGTTATTCAGCCGCAGCGCAGCGCCAGGCTGGAGCCACTGGGGAAACCAGTGCGCCGCCGCTTCCGTTGAGCTGATCCCCGGCTGCGCCATCGACGTTGTGAAAACGGAGGCCGCATGACGCCAGCAGCTTATTACAACGAAATCGACCCGTTCGCTGCCCAGTGGCTGCGTAACCTGATCGCCGGCGGTCATATCGCACCGGGCGAAGTTGATGAAAGGAGTATTGAAGATGTCATACCTGACGACCTGCGAGGATTCACGCAGTGCCACTTCTTCGCCGGAATTGGCGTCTGGTCTCATTCCCTGCGCCTCGCCGGATGGCCTGACGATAAACCAGTCTGGACCGGCTCCTGTCCGTGCCAGCCTTTCAGCGCGGCAGGCAAAGGAGATGGGTTTGCTGACGAGCGGCACCTTTGGCCCCACTTCTTCCATCTCATCAGCGAGCGCAGACCTCAGCATGTCTTTGGCGAACAGGTTGCAGCAGGTAACGCAAATGTGTGGTTCGACCTTGTTCAATCAGACCTGGAAGGAATGGGATACGCCTTCGGGCTTGTGCCGTTTACGTCAGCGAGCATCGGCGCGCCGCACATCAGAGAACGAGCTTATTGGGTGGCAAACTCCGGTGGCGAACGACTCAACCGGTTCGACTCATTGCTACAGCGGGAAGAATCCAGACGGCTCGCAGAAGGTATGCCTGAAACTTCCAGGCTCAGTATTGCTGACCGGGTGGCCAACGCCAACCACCGAATCAGCGATGAGGGAGAAACGCTACGCACAGGGCGGGATGCCGTTCTCGATGGCAGCAGCGTTAACCGGTTGGGTAACACCAACGTCCCGCGACTGGAAGGACTCGTCAGGGATGACAGCGCTGCGGGATGGGAAGGACAGGCTGGACCAGCTACCGAGGCAGGCGTATACATGCGGCCCCTTGAGGTTAACGGTTTTTGGCGAGATGCGGACTGGCTCTTATGTCGAGATGGCAAATGGCGTCCTGTTGAACCCGGCACATTCCCGCTGGTTGATGGGGCTGCCGCGCGCATGGGACGAGTCGAGCCCGGGGTGGCAAGAGTGGCAAGCAGCAGCCGCGTCGTCCGACTCAAAGGCTACGGTAACGCCATAAACGCACAGGCTGCGGCTGAATTTATCAGGGCCTATATGGAGGAGTTATGACTTCAGAAACAGACAACGCCATCCGCGCCGCCTGCCGCCGATGCACCGAGGAAATCCAGCAGGCCATGCGCAAGAAGCCAAAGCCAAACTGGAACGAAACGGTGCCTCCCATCATCAACAAGCATCACAAGAAAATTGAAGCTCTGGGAGTTAGCCTCCTGGAGTTCGTCGTCAAAACTGGCCGCCTTAACGGGCGGTTTGGAGCCGAACAATGAATATGAAAACTGAAAAAATCGTGATGATGGACAGCGATGAAGCGGCCAGCATCCAGACTGTAACTGGTTGGGTAGACCGCCAAGGTCGTTTCTGGGGCGGTGACGAGCACCAGGCGCGTTGGTGCGGTGCCACTCATCGCAAGTGCAAAAACAAACCTGACGAACACCCTATTCATAGCACTCATGGCTATTGCGAAGAATGCCACCGCGAAAGCCGACAGGCTAAGTTCGCCACCTTTGAGCGCGCGGTATGGGCGGGAGAGCCGCTCGTTATCTTTGACAGTGACCAGTACTTTTTCGACGCTGAATCGCTGGCTGACTATTGCTATGAGCACTCCCTGCTGCCGAGCGAGTTGCAGTTAATGATCTGCGAGCCTAACTACCCGCCTGAGTTCGACCTGGAACAGCACTGCGAAGAGATCATGCCTGATGGTGATGACTATTACTGCTTGCCGCAAGCCGTGCGTGATGCTGCTGATGCGCTGAATAAGGCTCTGAAGGAAAGTGCTCCAGTATCGTGGAGCGCCAGCAACCGTGTGGCGATCGTCTCGGACGACATTCTCAACGACGAGCAGAAGGCCGAAATTATGGCAGAGCGCGCCGCATGAAGGCACTAATCACCAGGTCGCTTAGTCGGCCTTTTTTATTGCTGGCGTTCACATTCAACCGAATTAACCGACAGTTCCGGGAGCATTGACCATGGACATCATCGATACCGCAGCAGAGATTGAAGAGCTTCAACGTAACGCTGCCCTTTCCGCTCACCGCATCAAACGCAACGCCGTATCAGCTGAACGCTGTGAAGAATGCGACGAACCAATACCCGAGCCGCGGCGCGCTGCCGTTCCCGGCTGCCAGACGTGCGCCAGTTGCCAGGCTGATTTGGAGCTTATACGCAAGCAAAGGGGGTTGTGATGGATAGGTCCGAAATTGATTTAATTCTTGAGAGTAAGCCAAGGAAATTTCACAGGAACAACCTTGTTAAAGGTGTTGGTAAAAACGACTCACCTTTCTGCACCGGCGCCGAGTTCGATGGAAAGGTGATCAACCATAGGGCTTATGATATTTGGTGCGGAATGCTACAGAGGGCAACGTGCCCCTCCTACCAGGAAAAGCATCCCCACTACAAAGGTTGTTCTGTATGCGAAGACTGGCTCACGTTCACAACCTTTTTCGCATGGTGGAAGAAAAATCACGTAGATGGCTGGGAGTTGGACAAGGACTTCACCGTTATTGGCAATAAGGTTTACTCCCCAGAAACATGTATTTTTATCCCAAGCCAGCTCAATTCTTTCATCAACGCAAAAGGTAAACACAACGGAGAATTGCCTGTTGGCGTTATGTACGTTCCATCACTTTCAAAATTCAAAAGCGTAATCATTTTTATGCGACAGTACCATTATCTCGGGCTGTTCGAGTCAGCCGATGATGCCCATTTTGCATGGATTACCAAAAAGTTAACATTCGCCCACCAATTCAAAGAAATGTGCAACCTGATTTCCCCTTGGCTTTTTGAGGCGTTGATTACTCGCGTTTTGGCGCTATCAAACGCACCGAGTAAGTACGAAATTGCTGAGCGGATCGCCGAAGAAATAGAAACAGCAGAACACCTGAAGAAGCTGCGCGCCCAGCGTGCGGCATGAGGAGAGATTATGGGGAAGACATCTATTCGTCTTGAGGAGTTTAAGAGAGATGCTAACGGTCTAGAGGACTACAGCAAATATACCGTTATCAGTCACTCCTCAGAGGAACATTCAACAATCGTCGATTGGCCCGTCGAACTCGAGTATCGCCCGATGACGCATCTCAACCAGGTCTCAATGAGTATCCACTCTGACCTGCATGAAACAAAAGAAGAAGCCATGGAGCAATTAGGTCGCTGGCTAATTCGCCTCGGTGAGGCTTTGCAAGAACACAATTTCAAATGACGCAACTGATAGCCAGTTATGAGCTGGCTATTGGGTGCGAAAGCACTGCCACGTTATCCCCCTTTCAGCCCTCCATTGCGAGGGCATTTTTTTGCCTGGAGAAAACCATGAGCGACATTATTCAGCTGGTACCGAATAAATGGGTCACAGAAGAGCTTTTAACTGCGACGACCGGCATGTCAAAGCACATGATTCAGCATGCCCGCCGGTCTACCTGGATGGAGGGGAAGCATTATCGTCATGTTGCCCCTGATATGGCACCCAAGCAAAACAGCCCAATCATGTACAACCGCGATGAGATAAACCACTGGATCGAGCACCAAAGCCCAGCGAAACGCCGGAGAATATCTGCTTAAATGTCCTTTGGCACATTAAACGAGGAATGATTATGGCAGCATACCCAACAGGCGTAGAGGTTCATGGCGAATCGTTACGCATATGGTTCATATATCAGGGGAAGCGTGTCAGGGAAAATCTCGGCGTTCCTGACACGCCGAAAAACAGGAAAATGGCAGGCGAGCTTCGGGCTTCGGTATGCTTTGCGATAAAGACAGGCACATTCAACTATGCCTCACAATTCCCGGATTCATCGAACTCAGAGAAATTCAGTACCGTCAGAAAGCAAATCTCACTACTTGAACTGAAATCGAAATGGCTTGGGCTTAAGGAGATGGAGCTTAGCCTCGGGACGCTGAGGCGTTACGATTGCCACCTCACAACTACTATCGAAACAATTGGTGAGAACAGATACATCGGCAGCCTGAACACTGAAGATATCCTTAGTGCCAGGAAGGAGCTACTGAACGGCTGGCAGAAGACAAGGCATGGCCTAAATCATCCACCAAAAAAAGGAAGAAGCGTTCCTACAGTCAATAGCTATATGGCATGTCTTGGCGGGATGCTGGGCTTTGCTTTCAAAAGTGGCTACCTGAAAACCGATCTGATGTCAGGAATCACCCCACTCGCAAAAGAAAGGCCCGTTCCAGATCCTCTTACTTCTGACGAGTATCAGCGAGTGGTTGCGGCCTGCCCAACGCTGCAGCTTCAGAATATGGTTATCTTTGCGGTAAATACAGGCGTCAGGCACGGCGAACTAAGCGCGTTAGCTTGGGAAGATGTGGATACTGTTAACTGGACTGTTACGGTGTCACGGAACTATTCCCTGAAGGGTAACTTCACCCTGCCAAAAACCAACGCCGGGATTCGAACCATACAGCTGACCCAGCCAGCAATTGATGCCCTCAAGGCGCAAATGCCACTGACAAGAATGATGGCATCCCACAAGGTAAGCGTCAGCCTACGGGAATACAAAAAAAAGAGAACCGATGAATGCACCTTTATATTCTCCCCGTCCATTACTTCAATGAACGGTAAGAAGACGATGTGCTACGTTCCCGGATCCATTAATTCAGCATGGCGCACTGCCCTGCGTCGTGCAGGCGTCCGGCAAAGACGGTCTTATGAAACCAGAAACACATATGCGTGCTGGGCACTGGTCGCCGGAGCGAACCCAAATTTCGTTGCGCACCAGATGGGCCATTCGTCAGCGCAAATGCTATTCACGGTTTACGGCAAATGGATGACCGAGAATAACCATGACCAGGTGGGCATTTTGAACGCATCATTTACTCAAAATGCCCCACTGATGCCCCATAGAAAAACCGCATAACCTTAACTATCTGATTTAACATATCAATATCACTTCAATCGTGATTCATCTGGATGAGCAAGGTCGGCTCTTTTGCCTTTAGCTTCCTGCCGGTAATGTTCTGTATCGCCATTCCTCTGGGTCTGGCGCGCGAAAATAAAGGCGTGGCGGCGTTTGCGGGCTTCGTTGGCTATGCGGTCATGAACCTTGCGGTTAACTTCTGGCTGACTGCCAAAGGGATCCTGCCCACGACCGACGCGGCGGTACTGAAAGCCAATAACATTCAGAGCGTGATTGGTATTCAGTCCATCGATACCGGGATCCTTGGAGCCGTGATCGCGGGGGTGATTATCTGGATGCTGCACGAGCGCTTCCACAACATCCGCCTGCCCGATGCGCTGGCCTTCTTCGGCGGGACCCGCTTTGTGCCAATCATTACGCTGGTTGTGATGGGTCTGTTTGGTCTGATCATCCCTCTGATTTGGCCGATTTTTGCCATGGGGATCACCGGTATCGGCCGCATTATCAACGGCGCGGGTGATTTCGGCCCGATGATTTTCGGTACGGGTGAACGTCTGCTGCTGCCATTTGGTTTACAGCACATCCTGGTTGCCCTGATCCGCTTTACCGAAGCCGGCGGTACCATGGACGTTTGCGGTCATTCCGTTAGCGGTGCGCTGACCATCTTCCAGGCCCAGCTGAGCTGCCCGACCACTCACGGCTTCTCTGAAAGTGCGACGCGTTTCCTCTCTCAGGGTAAAATGCCTGCCTTCCTCGGCGGCCTGCCGGGCGCAGCGCTGGCGATGTACCACTGTGCCCGTCCGGAAAATCGTCATAAAATTAAAGGTCTGCTGATCTCCGGCGTTATCGCCTGCGTGGTGGGCGGTACGACAGAACCTATCGAGTTCCTGTTCCTGTTCGTAGCGCCGGTACTGTACCTCATCCACGCCGTACTGACGGGCCTGGGCTTTACCGTGATGGCTGTGCTCGGTGTGACCATCGGTAACACCGACGGTAACGTGATTGACTTCGTGGTCTTCGGTATCCTGCACGGTCTGTCCACCAAATGGTATCTGGTGCCGGTTGTGGCCGCCATCTGGTTCGCGGTTTACTACGGGATCTTCCGCTTCGCCATCACCCGCTTTAACCTGAAAACGCCTGGCCGCGATACCGATACGGCCACCAGCGTTGAACAGGCGGTAGCCGGCACCATTGGGAAATCCGGATATAACACGCCGGCTATTCTGGCGGCGCTGGGCGGTGCGGATAACATTACCTCTCTGGATAACTGCATCACCCGCCTGCGTTTGTCGGTGGCGGACATGTCCAAAGTGGATACCAACGCACTTAAAGCTAACCGGGCTATTGGGGTGGTACAGTTAAATCAACACAATTTGCAGGTCGTCATTGGCCCGCAGGTACAGTCAGTGAAGGATGAGCTGGCAACCCTGATGCGAACCGTCGAAGCCTGA